ATGAGCCCGCCCACCTCAGCCAGTCCCATGCCTCGCGTTGAGCAGATCAGCGCGGAGAGTGAGCTCTCCACCCAGTCGAAGCCTTACTACGAGGACGACCTGGTGACGCTGTACCACCTCGACGAGCGCTACTGCGAGATCGCAGCCAAGCGACTCGGTCAAGAAACGCTATTCGGAGGCGCCGCATGAACCTCTCCACCCGCACCCAGCAGATGCGGTTCCTTGTCGCCGAGCTGGGTGTGACCCGGCAGCAGGCGCACCGTCTGCTCGTGGCCTACGAGAAGGACCTGCGCGACGCGGACGCCCATGAGGCCAGCGCCGAGGAGTTCGGTCCGTGGCTGCGTCGTCGTGGCGACCTGATGATCGTGCGCGGCAAGGCCAAGCGTGCGTGGCGGGTGGCGTCATGAGCGAGCAGCGGTCTCCCGAGAATGACGCGCTCAAAGCCAAGGAGCCGGGCGCTACCTACCGCATCGTCCGGGCGGCGAAGGAGCGTTGGTGTGGCGACCGCACGGCGACCTACCCCGCCCCGTGTCCTCGGAAGATCGAGAAGGGCGAGCAGTACGTCCGAGCGGTCATGTTCAAGAATCACGACGTCTACGCCTACGTAGACCGGGACACGCATCAACCGCTGACGCGCCCGATGGTGACGGACCTGTGCTTCGCCTGCGCCGAGCAGTACTACACGACCCAGATGTTGGTCATTGCTGCTGAGCGAGCTGTGCGAGTGGCTGAGCACGCGAACCGCGTCATTCCACCCGCAATGGACGCCTAACAACGCACTGACCGCCGCGGCGTGGAGCGACTCACCGACCCCACGCCGCGGTCACCAACCCCCAGCCGTCGGTCACCAACTCCCAGCCGTCACCTCAGGGCGTCGGGCGGCTGGGTCATGCCCACAAGAGAACAGCGAAGCCCGGCCACCTCGAAGCAACCGGGCCCGCTCAACAACTGCAAGGAGATCATCTCATGGCACGACCCGAAACCCACGACGACTTGTCCGACTGGCAGCGCCAGGGGCACCTCGTCGCACAGATTCCGAGCGAGCACCTCACTCGCCACCCTGCTCTGGGTGCGCACCTGCTCGCGGCGGTCGCGGAGGCTGACCGGCTCGGCCTGATCCGCGAGGCGGACGGTTCGATCCGCATTCCGCTGACCGATGACGAACTTGACGTCAAGGTCAAGAGCGAGCAGCGGTCGTGGGACTGGAACGCCGAGCGCTGGGAGAAGTCCATGGCTGGCGACACCGAAGTGTGCCCGACGTGGGCGCGTTCTGGTGTCGATGCATGGGCCAAGGCCGAGGGTCGCGACCTCGTCGACTGGTCCGCGCTGGACGAGGAGGCAGCCCGATGATCACCACCGGAGAGTTGCCCACCACGACCGCCCAGAAGGCCGAGTTGTGGCGCACCTACGCCGAGCTGCCCGACATGCCGCACGCGCTGTTGTCGGATGCCCTGGCGCAATACCTGATAGCCGTCAGCCCGACCACGTTCGCGAGGCTGCTGTCCGAGGCGGTGGCGAACTCATGACCGCCGCTACTGAACAGTGGGCCGACTGGTGCGAAGCCGACGAGGAAGCCGGGATTGCTTTCTGTGGAACTCGGATGGTTGAGCACAGTCGACGATCCCTCGGTGAGCGCTGGTGTTTCCATCACCGCCGCCGTCACGAGTTCTTCTGGGTCGTCATGGTGCCCGATGGCCTGTCGTACTACGGGCCGCACGTCGAAATCCAGGGCGAGGTGAGCGGCTGCACCGACCTCTTTCCCGGCTGGACGCGCGAGTGGGAGGACGACTGATGCGCGCCCCCTTCTACAGCCGACGACTCGGACACACGACCTTCTACCGGATCGGAGGTGGTCGACCATGACCGCCACCCTGCTCGCCTACATCACCAACCTCGACGGCCCCGTGTTCGTCGGGTGGGTGCTCATCATCCTGATGGTCTCGCTTGCCGTCGCCTGCCAGATCGCGCGCCACGGTCAGCCCGAGCAGCCTGCACCGAGGTTGGCTGCCAGTTCGAACCGGAAGGCGGCGCGACGATGAGGCTCTATGTCGCGGGCCCCATGAGCGGCCTCCCTGACTTCAACTACCGCGCGTTCTTCGATGCCGCCGCTGCCCTCCGCGGGGCTGGCTACGAGGTGGAGAACCCAGCCGAGAATGAGCTGGAGGGCGAAGCGTCGTGGCTCGCGTTCATGCGCATGTCGCTCGTCCAGATCAGCAAGGTGGATGGACTAGCGCTCCTGCCGGGCTGGCAGGACAGCCGAGGGGCCTCGCTTGAGGTCCACATCGCCGAGGCCCTCGGGTTGCGCCTCTGGTCGGTCGACAAGTGGCTGGAGGCGTCCTCATGACGTTACTCCTGATCGCCCTCGCGCTGTGGCTGGTCGTGATCCCTGCCGCCGTGGTCGCGCTGGTGCTGTGGTCCAAGAGCCACGACGACGCCTGGACCGACGAGCGCCCCGAGTGGGCTGACGACGAGACGCCGACCTACGACGCCCTGTGCTTCGAGTTCTGGGCCAAGGAGATGCAGCCATGAAGCGCGAGTGGAAGCCCGGCAACGTGGCGCTGGTCCGCGGCACTATCGGAGTCGACGCGGTGGCCGTCCGGTCTGGCGTCCCGAGCAACATGGGATGGGCTTACAACGGCGACGGACCCGACACGAAGAACTACGGCAATTGCTGGATGAGTGACCGTGACGGGGATGCGGTCATACGCCCCCTCGTCGTCATCGACCCCGAGGACCGCGAGCAGATCGAGCGGCTGCGCGACCTCATGGTCGGTCACGACATTCACGAGGGGAGGCCGTGCTACTCGACGACCTGTCACGCCGATCGCCTCGCTGACGCCCTCCACGAGTTCGCCAACCCGACGCCGCTGAAGCCGGATGAGCCGACCGGACTGGGGGCCGTGGTGGAGGACGAGAAGGGCGACCACTGGGTTCGCCTCGACGCCTCTGGCGTCTGGGCCTGCTCGGAGGACGAGGACCGCACCGCCACGTATTGGCCGAAGGTCACAGCCGTCCGCATCCTCAGCGAAGGAGTCCAGCCATGACCGCCGCCACCGAAGCTCGCGACGCCGGGATGCGACTGGCCGAGGATGGTGCCGACCCGCGCCTCAAGATCGCCGTCGACAAGGTGATCGCCGAAGCCATCGCGTCGGGTGAGCCGTTCAGCGCCAACTCGATTCGTCGCCTCATGCCAGCCGTCCGCTCCGGGCTCATCGGCAGCCGCGTCCATGCCGCTGCCCTGCGCAAGGAGCCGCGCCTGGTGAAGGTCGGCGAGGAGGCTTCGACGCTGAAGTCGACGCACGCCAAGCCCGTGGCCATCTGGGCGGTGGCGTCATGAGTGAACCTGTGACCGGCCACGACATGAGCCGCTACTGGCGACTCGTCAACAACGACGGCGGACTCATCACAGGTACGTGGTGGGTGACGCGACCAGACGACAAGAAGGGCACGTCGCACGTCAAGCCCATCGACGTCGTCATGTGGAGCGAGGGCCGCCACCACGGACTGACCCTGAAGCCGGACGACTTCACCGCTTTCGTTACCGATGGCGTGGTTGAGCCGATCTCCATCCGGGCCCGCCATGACCACGTGCAGAGCGAAGCCGGGCACCGACTGGCAGAGATCGAGGCCGTCGTGCTCACTGTCATTGCAGCCGCTGAATGGCCCAACGATGAAGCGGCCGAATCATGACCGCCAACGACTGGGAGCCAACCCCGCCCCGTCCTGGCTCCTTCGACGACTGCCAGGCCCGCGGCTTCGACCCAGCCACCGCGAGCCTGCCCGACAACACCGAGCCGCTCGGCCCTGAGTGGCAGGGCGCCCTGGACAGGTCGCTGGAGATCGTGCGCCACCTGCGCTGCGGGGTCGAGGACTGCGGCGAGATCCGCTGCGACCGCTGCGGGGACCGAATGCTTTGCACCGGACCCGAGCCACGTGCCTGCGGAACCACCTGCGTCGACTGCCCGTGTCACTGCGCGACCTGTTTCAAGGTGCGCGAGGAGATGCGTGCCGAGCTGATGCACCAGATCGAGAAGGAGGGGTGATGATCGAGCCCGGCCTGCGCCACGACCTCAGCAACGACGAGTACCACGCCATCACCGACTGGTTCTCGTCCAGCCAGCTCAAGGCTGCGCTTCCCGAGCACTACAAGCCCGGTGGCAGCCAGGAGGCGCTCGACTTCGGCACCTTGTTCCACACCGCCGTGCTTGAGCCCGACAATCTCGCCGGCTACGTCGCCCTTGACGCCACCGCCATCGCGGGCAACAACCCGAAGACCGGCAAGCCCTACGACGCGCCGCACATGACCGCAAAGTTCAAGGCAGCGGTCGCAGAGGCCAGCGAGAGTGGCAGCACCGTTGTCGCGCAGGCCGACCTCGACCGGGCGCTGCGGATGTCGGAGGCTCTGCGCGATCACGCCACCGCCGCACAACTCCTCTTCGGCCCCGAGGGAACCAACGAGGAGTCGGCGTTCGCCGTGGACGACGACGGGGTCCGGCACAAGGCGCGCTTCGACAGGCGCATCCCCGGCGCGATCGTGGACCTCAAGTCGACCAGCGCCAAGCCCGGCCGGCACTCGCTGACCCGCGCGGCCATCGACTACGGCTACGACGTGTCCGCTGCGCACTACCTCGCCGTCGCCGACCTTCTTGGCCTCGATGCCCCGGCCTTCGCCCTCGTGTTCGTCAGCAAGGACGACAAGCCCCGCGTCACGGTCGCCGAGATCGACGGCACCCTGCTCGCCCGCGGAGCCGAACTCCGGCGCCGCGCCATCGAGCGCCTGACCACCCCGGACGCGCCCGCCTACGAAGGCGCCACCGGGTTCCTGACACTCACCGCCCCGCGCTGGGCAGAACTGGAGACATCCGCATGACCGAGATCGCCGTCCGCCAGGACACCACGCCCGTCGTCCCCATGCCCGGCTCCACTGGAGCCAACCTCATCCGCGAGGCAGCCGCCGTCATGGTCGACGCTCACAAGCTCGCCACCGCCGTCGCCAGCACGCAGATGATCCCGAAGCACTTCCAGAACAAGCCCGACGAGCTCGCCGCCGCCATGCTCTACGGCGCGAGCCTCAACCTCGACCCCATGCAGTCCGCCCGGCAGATCTACGTCGTGCACGGACAGGCCGCGCTCTACGCCAGGGCGATGGACGCACTCGTGAAGGGCGCCGGCCACAACACCTGGACGGTCTCCACCTCCGACGAGTCCGTGACGGTCGCCGGCCAACGCAAGGGATCGGCGCACATCGAGGAGTCCACTTGGACCTTCGAGCGCGCCAAGAAGGCGGGCTACACCAACAACGAGAAGTACCGCACCGACCCTCAGGCGATGCTCTACAGCAAGGCGCTCTCGGAGGTGTGCCGGAAGATCGCCCCCGACGTGCTCAATGGCGTCTACGCGGTGGAGGAGCTCCAGATGGAGCAGCCGTGGGACGGAACCACCGCCGCGCCGCGCCCGGGCCTTGCCGCCGCCCTCGCGCCAGCCGCGCCGGTGGCAGAGCGACCAGCCTACGAGTCCCCCCTGCTTGACACCCGAGGCTCCCTCGCCAAGCGGATGTTTGCCACGTTCCGCTCGGCCGGGCTCGAGGAGAAGGAAGACCGACTCGCTTACGCCAGCGCGGTCCTCGGCCGCGAGATCGGGTCGTCCGCCGAGATGACCGACGACGACGCGCACGCCGTCATCAAGGCGATGGAGTCGATCGCCGCCGACGCCAACCAGGCAGGTGAGTCCCTTTGAACGTCAAGGACTTCGGCACCGAGCTCGACAGCATCAGCAGCTGCACGCCCGAGCAGCACGCAGCAGCCCGCGCCTACGTCGAGGCCAACGCACCCGACTGCCTGGCCGCGATCTTCGGGGAGGAGTCGTGAGTTGCGACTGCCAGATGGGTCTGTCCGCGCGAGCTATCAAGTACGCCGGAGAGAAGAACCACCCACATGACCCCGGAGACCTCAACCGCTGCATTGCCTACTGCCGATCGGCTGGCATTGACAACGAGACCCTCCGTCGACGCATGACAGGTCGCTCTCCTGAGTGGGACGCGCTCCTGCCGCACTGGGGCGAACTGGTTGGGCTGCTGGATGACGAGAAGGACACCCGGAAGGACGGCTGTGCTCCAGCGACGTACCGACGGATGCGCGAGATCCTCGACGAGGTGACCCGATGACCCGCCAGCCCACACCCGCCGACCTCCGCCGCCTCGCCACCCACGAAGACGCAGCCGGCAACCACGACCGCGCCAACGCCCTCCACTGCCTCATCGTGTGGATGCGCGGCGGGGACTACACCGTGCCGGGGGTGCGCAATGGCTGAGCCCTACTACGAGGACGAGTCGGTGACGCTGCACCACGGCGACTCGCTCGAGATCCTCCGTTCGCTGCCAGACCAGTCGATCGACTGCTGCGTGACGAGCCCGCCCTACTTCGGGCTACGCGACTACGGCACCGAGGGCCAGTACGGGCTCGAGGCGTCTCCTGCCGAGTACGTCGAGACCATGCGCGCCCTGTTCGCTGAGGTGCGTCGCGTGCTCGCCGACGACGGAACCCTGTGGCTGAACATCGGGGACTCCTACTACTCGGGACGTGGAGCTTCGACGGGCGTCGATGCGAAGAACCCCGCCCGTCGCTTCGGCGTCCGGTCCGTCGACAAGGGCGGTGTCGATTGGGCCAAGCCGAAGAACTTGCTTGGCATCCCCTGGCGCACCGCCTTCGCCTTGCAGGACGACGGATGGACGCTCCGGGCCGAGGTGATCTGGGCCAAGCGCAACTGCCTCCCGGACCCCGCCGCAGACCGCCCCGCCCGGGCGCACGAACAAGTCTTCCTCTTCTCCAAGAAGCGGACCTACTGGTACGACGCCGACGCGATCCGGGAGGATTCCGACCCGGAGCAGGAGGCTCACAACCAGCGGTACGCCCGTGAGTACGAGGGCCACACGGCTCGTGCCGCCACCACTGGACAGCCTGGCAACGTCAACAACGTCGGCATCCACTCCCGCCCCGGCAAGGGCGGCCGACCGGCGCGGTCCGTCTGGTCGATCAGCGCGCAGCCGTTCGCGGAGGCGCACTTCGCTGTCATGCCAGCCGAGATGGCCGAGAGGTGCGTTCTCGCCGGCTGCAAGCCGGGAGGCGTCGTGTTGGACCCCTTCTCCGGATCCGGCACCACCGGCTTCGCTGCCACCAAGCACGGCCGCAAGTACGTGGGCATCGACCTGTCGGCCGACTACCTCGACCTGAGCCTGAGGACGCGGTTCGCGCAACCCGGACTCGATCTGAGCGGCGGTGTGGCATGACCGCCCCGATCCCCGAGCGCGGGGACGTGAGCAGCGAACCGACCGCCGAGGGGTTGACCGAGGCTGAGCGGGACATGCTGTGGCGCGGGGTGAAGATCACCCCGAGCGTCTATGACCGCGAGCAGATTGAGGCGGCGGTAGGTCGGATCGTCTCGGCCCGGACAGCAAGGGCGCGAGCGGTGCTCGATGTGGTCGACTCACTCACAGTCGCGGCCGAGCATCGCGCTAAGACGTCGCTGTCTCGCACCTTTACTGGCGAACCATTCCCGTCGACCGTGCCCGCCGCAGACATCCGCGCCGCCCTAGACGGCATCCGATGACCGCCGAGGAGCAGGGCGGCGACGAGAGCGGCGGGGGGCTGAGCCGTGGCGAGCGGAAGGCTCTGTCCGAAGTGGTTGGTTGGCCACCGGGTGGAGCCGCAACGGCTCGCCTTGCTGTGGCGGTCGAGCGTCGCGCCGCTGTCGAAGGTGACCGGTCGTGAGCGGGGACGGGCTGCGTGAGGCCGTGGAGCGCGTGCGGCGATACCTCGACGAGAGGGAGCGTCCGATGCCCTTCGCCCCGCAAGGATTTCTGCCGATCGACTTCCTCGGGGAGATCACGCGCACGGGTGACCGCCTGCTCGCAAGCGACCTTCGCCGCATCCTCGCCGAGCACCCGGCCACGCCCGACAGTGCCGCCGACGACACCGGGGCAGGCGAGCGGGAGGCACTCGGGTTGATCTTGCGCGACCTGTGGGGCCGCATCCACGTCACCCGTTTCGATGACGTCCAGCCCGACTCGCTCTACAACGGCGTCACCCGTTCGGAGCGCATCGTTGAAGCCGTGGGGCGCGAGCAGGGGGTGGGAAACGTCCGCCTTCCCGCCGCCACCCCGGACGCCGACGACACGCCCCCGCCCGTCGAACCTGACACCGGGGAGGTCGAGGGGTTGGCGCGGGCGCGGGAGGAAGCCGACTTCGCCGCGATCGTCGAGCGCGTCATGGCCGCGCAGGGCTGGGTATGCGACCCGAGCGACCATGACGACCTGCCGGGCGTAGGCGAGTGCATCAACTGTGACGCCGAGCGCCACCGCCTCGGCTACCAAATCCACGAAGCCGTCCTCGCCTCCGACTGGCTCGCCGCCCACGACCAGCAGGTCAAGGCCGAGGCGCTGCGAGAGGCGGCAGACGAGATGGTCGGGCGCGGTGGCACAAACCCGGCCGCCCGATTCCTCCGAACCCGCGCTGAGTGGATCGCACGCGGGGAGGCCGGACAGTGACCGCCCCCATCGACTGGTCCTCGCCGCTGTGGGGCAAGCCCGGGCACAACGTTCACGAGGCCGCGTGGGCAGCCGACAGGAAGCACGCCGACGAGACGGATGAGGAGTTCTCGTGAACACGCCCTGCATCATCTGGACCAAGGGGCTCGACGCCTGCGGATACGGACGACAGCAGAAGGATGGCAAGGCTCAGGCCGCCCACCGCGTCGCCTATGAAGAGGCCGTCGGGCCGATCCCCGAGGGCCTCGAGATTGACCATCTCTGTCGGGTTCGCGCTTGTGTTAACCCAGAGCACTTAGAGCCGGTTACCCATGCCGAGAACGTCCGGCGTGCGGCTGCTGCTCGAACGGCGTGCCGACAGGGTCACGAGTGGAACGAAGAAAACACCTACATCTGGAACAACACTCGCTTTTGCCGGGCCTGCAACCGCGAGGCTCAGCGCAAGCGCAAGGCGGCACGAGCCAAGGCAGCATCGTGAACACCGTCGCCACCGTCGCCGTCATGGCCGTGCTCGTCGTGGCCTGCGTCTGGGTCACCTGGCTGAACCTGAGCAAGCGGGGGCGGACGTGAGTGTCATCGCCCTTGTCTGGACCTCGCCGCCACTCACCAAGAACGACACTCGCCGCCAAGGCCACCACCACGCCATGCGCCGCAAGTGGGCCACCGCCCTCGACGAAGCACGTTGGGCCATCCGCGCCGCCAAGGTGCCAGCTACGGACCGCGCCGTGGTCATCCTCCACTGGCGCCAACCCGACCGACGACGCAGAGACGGAGACGGCGCCATGCCAACGCTGTCCGCCTGCCTCGACGCCCTCGTGCTCGAGGAAGTGCTGCCAGACGATTCCTGGTCACACGTCCTGCACTCCGGCGTCACCGTCCACGACCCCATCGAGGGTCAGCCCGGCGCAATGTGGCTCACCGTTCAGACCGCCGACACCACGCCCTGACGGGCACCCACCAGCACCTCTCAGTCACCGACCCCCGCGGTGGCTGGGAGGGCACAAGCCTGCGCGTTTGCGCTGAGGAGAACCCATGAGCAACCGCCGAGCCATCCCCGACCACATCCGCACCGCCGCGATCAACGACTACCGCGCCAGTGGTGAGCCCCTCGCGACCGTCGCGCGCAGGCATGGCGTGTCCAAGACGGCGCTGTCGTCGTGGATCACGCCGCAGAAGAAGCGCGGGCCGAAGCAATGGGGTGCCGACGAGCTCGCGCTGACAGGTGGGCGCTGGGTGAACGTGCGCGGAGTCATGCGCTGGGAGTCATTCACCCCGCGACCAGTCGACTGCGACCTCACCGACCGCCAGCGCCGCATGCAGTCGGAGGACGCCATGTTCACCGAGGACGAGGCCAGGCAAGCGCACGCGGCCTATGCGTACGGCCGGCGCGACCCCCGCACCGTCGTCGGGGAGCGGGTCTACAACCGGCGCAAGAAGCGGGCCCGCTACGAGAGCTTCAAGAAGGCAGTCGCATGAGCGAGAAAAGCCCCATTCCTAGCGGCTTTCCGGGCCGTTTCGTGGGACAATTGACGCACAACAAAACGGCCCCTCGGCGGTGCGTCAACACCGTTGATCCAAGGGGCCTCGCCGACTGCAAAGGAGTCGACTGGTGAACATCATTATGCCTGAGGCCGGGGACGGTCAAAGCCGCGACGAGTGCGAGTTCTATGTCTCGCCCTTCGCCTGCTACTGGGCTCCGAGCGGCATCGCTGCCGCCAAGGAGGACATGTGCCCCCGGTGTCTCGACAAGATCAGCCTGAGTGACGCCGAGAAGGAGTGGCTGCACTCGGTCTATCTGTGCGACTGCGACGACCTGCTGGACTGCAAGACGCTGCGCGGCCTCTACTTCGATGTCGCCACGATCAAACTTGAGGCGATCCGCCAAGGAAGGGCCGAGCAGTACGCCGCCCAGGTGGGCCGATGAGCACCGAATGCACAGCCCGATGCGACTACTGCGGTCGCAAGGTGGCCGACGAGACGGGCTTGTGGCCTCTCGTGGTCACCGACCAACTAGGTGGCTCCAAGGACGTCTGTCGCGAGGAGTGCTTGCTCTTGCTCGCGTTCAGCATCGCCCAGAACCGCTCGTGGCGTGAGGGTCGCGTCGTCGGCGAGCAGTTGCAGCCCGAGCCACAGATCTGGTGGAAGCGGTGGGGTCGATGAACGCCGTAGAAGACGCTCTGACCCGGGCGACGGCGGAGGTTGCGGACAATGGCGACGGATGGGAGACCACGGCTGCCGTGCTCGCCTATGAGGTTCGCCGGCTCCAAGGCGAGGTCGAGCTGGCGATGCGGATGCATGACGTCCAATGGTCGCGTGCGAATCGCGCCGAACAGGAGGCGGAGCAGTTCTGCGAGCAATTCCACGACGAGCGGGCATTGCGCCTGGAGACCGCCATTGAACTAGACGCCCTCCGCGAGAACCTCCGCAGCGTCCTCGACGGGAGTGGGTTGTGACGTGGGAGTCGAGATCGTGAAGGCCGCGATGGTCTACGGAAAGTCGCTCTCGGGCAACGGCTACAAGGTGCTCGTCGCCATGTCCATGAGCGCCCTCGACAAGCCGTCTAACGGACGACCACCCGGGCTCTACTGGGGCGGCTGGGACGCGCTCGCAATCGCTCTCGGGTACGAGCACGCGGAGCGCAACAGCCCCGGCCAGAACGCCGTCGCGAGGGCCGTTCGAGAGCTCAAGAAGGGCAATCACATCACTCCGATGTTGGACGCAGGAAGGGGCACAAGGCAGTCCTACTTGGTGCATCCAGGGGGCATCAGGAATGGCGGAAAGGGTGAGCAAAATGCTCACGCTGAGGGTGAGCAATTTGCACAGCCTAAGGGTGAGCAAAATGCTCCACAAAGGGTGAGCAAAATGCTCCCCCCTAGGAAGGAACAAGGATCTACATCTGACTTATCTCAGGACACAACTCCGCATGAAGCAGCCTCAACCACAGGTAGCGACGTAGCTGAGTCCGAGAGGGCAGAGAAGAAGCCGGGGGTTGGGTCACACGCTCATCGCGGAGGAGTCGATGACGACTGCGCCGAGTGCGGTCTGAGCTACCAGAACCGCGCCCACTTCCGCCGCGGACTGAGGGCCATCTGATGCCGACGCCTGACGAGTACGCCGCCGCTCGCCTGGCTGCCCGCGCTGAGAAGTACCGCCAAGAGGTAGCCCGCCTGCGCGCACTGGCCGGCGCGCAACCTGCCGACGAGGACGATCCCGAGGTGCCCGCATGACCGACAACGACGCACGCCGAGGAGCAGCCATGAGTGAGACCACAGGGCATGACATGAGCCGCTACTGGCGACTCGTCAACAACGACGGCGGACTCATCACAGGTACGTGGTGGGTGACGCGACCTGACGACAAGAAGGGCACTTCGCACGTCAAGCCCATCGACGTCGTCATGTGGAGCGAGGGACGCCATCACGGGCTCACGCTGCGCAGCGAGGACTTCACGGCGTTCATCACGGACGGCGTCGTGGAGCCGATCCACGTTCGCGCCCGCCATGACCACGTCCAGCGTGAGGCCGAGAGCCGCCTAGCCGAGATCGAAGCCGTGGTTCTGGCTGTCGTCGCAGCACCCGAGTGGCCGACCGAGCAGGAGACCCCATGACCGAGACGTCGATCCACCCCACCGCGAAGGTGGCACGCGATCTGAGTGCCATCCTCGACCTGCACGCCCGCCTCGCATCGCAGGCTGAGCACCAGGCGTCGCACTCGCTGATGCCTGGTGGCCACGCGATGGTGGCACTCGGCAACGTGGCCAACCTCGAAGCGTGGGAGAACCTGCAAGGCGCCACTGAGCGATACGCCCGCGCCTACACCAGCGCCGAGGACGAGGACCCGGACGAGGCATGGTCGCCGTTCCAGCTCCTCGAGTTCTGGTCCGAGGGCTGGCGACGTGAGCACGGGGCCGAGTACGATGCCCGACCAACGATCGCCAGCGAGGCCAACTTCATCCGGTGGGCGCTCGACTGGGCGTGGCAGAACGAGCCGGCGTGGGATGAGTTCGCGGCCGACGTGGCGCGAGCTCGCACGAGGCTGGAGAACATCCTTACCGAGGGCGTCCGCGCCGAGCGTGGTGTGCCCTGCCTGTACGACGAGTGCAAGGGCGCTCGCCTGGTGCGCAAGATGCAGCCCGGTCGAGACGCCGAGGGGCGCAAGGTCTGGGTGCACTCGAACTGGCACTGCCCGAAGTGTCACCGCGAGTGGGATGAGTCGCGCTACGCCGCGATGGTGACCGCTGGCACCGAGGCAGCCAAGAGCGAGACCATCGACGGCGAGGAGTGGGTGACCACGGACCTGGCTGCGCGACGGGTGGGGCGACCAGCCGCGACCATCCGCCAGTGGGTGCACAAGGGCAAGCTCGAGGTACTGTGCATCGTCCGCGGCCGGCGTATCGGCTTCGTGCGCATGGCCGAGGTCTGGGAGCGACACGACAACTCCAAGCGGCGATCCGGTGCGGCATGAATCACATCCGTGTAGTCTTAGCCTTGAAACAGCCCGGTCGCTTTGGCGTACCCGGGCTCAGGCAAAGAGTGACCCGGCGAGGCGGCAACCTCCCGGGTCGTGGCCGAACTAGGTAAGGAGTTCGACGTGAGTCACGCTAGCAGGTACCTCCCTGGCATGACAGGCGGGTCGCAACAGCGGTTCAGGAACGAGGCAATCCGGGCTATCCAAGCCTCGTGCCCGCGCCTGGTTTACGCCATCCGCACCCGGGACGACCTTGTGAAGATTGGATCTAGTGCCAACCTCATCCAGCGCATGAGGGAGATCAAGGGCGGCACTGCTGAGTTGCTGGCGTTCAAGCCTGGCGATTGGTCTGACGAACTCGCCATCCACCACCGGCTCAAGGGGCACGCTACCGAAGGCCGCGAGTACTACTTCCCAAGCAAGGCCGTCTTGCGCGAGGTCAACGCCATGCGCGCGCCTCTCGGGCTGGACCCCATCGTTTTCGAGCGTCGGTGGGCCGACTGAGGAGGTAGCCATGAGCGAACCGATCGGCAACCTTCTCGACAGCCTCGGCGTCGACCTGGACCTCGACAGCGACGAACTGGTGTCAGGTGCCATCGTGCTGCTCAAGACCATCGACGCTGACGGCGACGTGGGCCTACGCATCCGCTGGTCCGACGGCATGGGCTACCTCGAGCGCATCGGGATGCTGCACGCGGCCAGGGCCATCGAGACCGACAACCTCGGCTGTGGTCATGACGACTGACGCGCTCACCATCGCCGACAACCTCGACGAGCGGTGCTACTCGCTGCGTGACTTCCTCGCCCTCGTGGCTGCTGCTCGACTGGAGCGCACGCCGATCGACAACCTGGCTGACCGGCTCTTAGACCTGGTGGGCGAGTGAGTGCCCAAGCGCATCGCAGGCCCGTGCCCCTCTCCCGGTTGCCCTAATCGAGCAGGCCAGTGCAAGCAGCACAGGCCAGCTTCACGTCAGGCTCGAGGGTACAACGCTGAGCACGACGCACTAGGCCGTCACTACGAGCGACGCATGGCACAAGGCGAGCGCTTCCGATGCTGGAGGTGCGAGACACCACTCGGCACACGCCGCGGCATCGACTGGGACCTTGGGCACAAGTCGTGGAAGGTGCACGCCGGCCCCGAGTGCATCCCCTGCAACCGCGGCACTGCTTCGCGGCGATAGGGGTGGGGGGTGCCCCTCGAACAGACGTTCGGCAAGAGGACTGGGGGTAGGCAAACTGCCACTCCCGCAGCAAAACGGGTTTCGCTAGGAGGTGCTCGCGATGGGGTCTGGAGGCCACAACCGCAAGCCCGCACTGGCGGTCGTCCGTGAGGGCAACCCCGGCAAGCGTCCCATCAAGGACACGGTTGTCCTCCCGCCGACGAAGTTGGTCGAGCCGGACTGGGACCTCGCGCTAGGCGAGGTCGAAGCGAAGGTAGCGAGCGAACTGTGGGCCAAGCTGGCCCCGACGCTGGCCGTCTCGATCGGCTTGGTTGGTGCACAGCAGGAGTCGCTCGTCGACTACTGCATCACGTGGGCGCGCATCGCTGAGAACGAGGCAGCGCTGACGAGCGAGGGCATGTTGATCTCGGGCGCACAGGGCGGGCTCGTGAAGAACCCGCGCACCACGATCCTGAACCAGTACCGCTCGAACCTCCGGTCGCTCATGGCGAAGCTCGGGCTGACTCCCGCCGACGCGGCTGGGATTGCACGGCCGGAGTCGAGCGATGAAGACGACCCCTTCGACTGACCTGCTGCCTGTCCCCCGCGACGCACTGCTCGAGCTCGGGCTGACCGAAGAGCAGATCACCGACGCGGAGAAGCGTCGCCCGCTCGTGGTGGCGTTCCAGGCGGACAAGCATCCCGGCGCATGGTTCGACGTCGAGCGCGCGCGTAAGGCGCTCAAGGCGATCGGTGCTTTCAAGCACACGAAGGGCCGCTGGGCCGGCGTCTCCATGCGCCTCGGCGAGGGCCTCGACCCGTGGCAAGTCGTCTGGGTACTCGCCCCGATCTTCGGCTGGGTCTACCACGACGCCGAGATCGACCGCGTGGTCCGTGTCATCCGTTCGGCGTGGATCGAGATCCCGCGCAAGAACGGTAAGTCGACGTTCGCCTCTGGCATCTCTGGCGTCCTGCTGCTCGCTGACGGCGAGGCGGGCGCGGAGGTCTACAACGCCGCGGGCTCCACACTCCAGGCTGGTCGCGTCTTCGAGGACGCCAAGCGGATGATCCTCACCTCGCCCGCCGCTCGGAAGCGGGTTGAGCCGCTCAAGGAGGTCGTCCGAGTTCCGGCGTCTGGCGGGATGCTCCGAGTGCTCTCCCGTGTCGCTGAGACCGCCCACGGCTTGAACGTCTCCGGCGGCATCATCGACGAGGTCCACACGCTGCGTCTTCGTCGCGCACTGGTCGAAGCGATCGAGACCGGCACTGGTGCCCGCGACCAGCCACTCATCATCTTCATCACGACCGCAGATGAGGCCGAAGAGGGCACAATCTACGACGAGAAGCACGGCTACACGCGCAACGTGGCGTCGGGCATCGTCGAGGACCCCGGCCATTACGGCGTGATCTGGGCCGCCGACGACACCGACGACCCGTTCGCCGAGGAGACGTGGGCGAAGGCAAACCCCGGACTCGGAAAGTCGCCGACACTGGCCTACATGCGGCGTGAGTCGCAGAAGGCGCAGACCACCCCGACGTACCTTCCGACATTCCTGCGCCTCTCGCTCAACCGGCGCACGCGCGAGCAGGTCAAGTGGCTCGACCTGGCCAAGTGGGACCTGCTCGACGACAAGGTAGACCGCGCCAGCCTCCGCGGCCGACGCGCGTGGGGCGGCCTTGACCTCTCGGCCGTCTCCGACTTCACGGCATGGGCCGTCTGGGTCGAATCCAAACGCCCCGGCGCCTCGCTCGATCTACTTGCCCGGTTCTGGGTTCCCGAGGACCGTGTCGAGGATCTCGCTCGCAAGCTGCCGATCCCGTTGCAGAAGTGGATCGCAGACGGCTGGGTTGAGACCACCGAGGGCGACGTCATCGACTACGCGGCAATCAAGTCTGCGGTCGTCGGCGACTGCCAGCACTTCGACATGCAACGCGTGTCCTACGACCGCATGTTCGCCGGCCAGATGGTCCAGGAGCTCGATGCCGACATCGTGTGGCCCGTCTCGCAGTCCTACTCCGGCTTGTCGCCCGCCTGCAAGGAACTTGAGCGGCTGGTGGGTGCACAGGCGTTCCGTCATGGCGGCAACCCGGTCCTTCGCTGGATGGCAGACGTGGTCGAGGTCAAGAACGACGGCTCGGACAACATCCGCCCAGTCAAGCCCGACCGGCGCCGGTCCAGCACTCGCATCGACGGCATCCAAGCCGCAGTTACAGCCCTTGACGGCATCGTCCGCGCAGTTGAGAAGCCGCAGGCGTCCGGCATCTCGCACGCCATGTACGGCTTCAACTAGGAGGAGGTGCCGTGGACGAGCCCACCGCCCGCGAATACCTCGCCAAGGGTGTCTACGAACTCCAGCGCAAGGCGCCAAACTGGCTCAAGCGCCAGCGCTACAACGATGGCGACCATGACCTCCCGTACGCACCTGAGGGCGTGAATCAGGAGTACATGGAGCTCCGGGAGATGGCGGTCGCCAACTGGGTGCACCTCGCCATGACGGCACCGATCCAGCGATGCCGCGCAGAGGGGTTCCGCACCGGCCGCGACGGCGACGCCGACCAAGTGGCTTGGTCCGAGGTCTGGCAGCCGAACAAGTTGGACGCCCGTCAGCGAATCGTCTATGAGCAGATGATGGTTCACGGTCGTGGCGTCATGTCGGTGTGGCCGAACCCGCGCGAGAGCAAGTCTCCGTTCATCCGCGTGGAGAACGACCGCCGGGTGCACATCGAGCCCGACCCCGAGGACCCTTTCTCGGCGAAGTTCACGGTCAAGACATTCACGATAGAGGCTCGTCCGCCGTCGACCCTGTGGGTCCCATCGTCCGCTGCCGTCACGCCCACGACCGACGTCGCAATCGTGTACGACGCGGACTCGTGGGTGCGCTTCGAGAAGCCGGGGGGCGTCGGCGGTCAGTCCGAGACGCTGGGACCGTGGGAGATTGCCGACGGAGGAGACAACCCGCTCGGAGAGAACCCATTCGTAGCGTTCGACAACCAACTCGACGCCGATGGGCGCCCGCACTCCGCGCTGGAGCCACTCATCCCGGCGCAGGACGCAATCAACACCATCCGCTTCAACACTCTCCTGGCGATGCAGTTCTCGGCATTCCGTCAGCGCGTGTTTGTCGGCTACGACCCGGTTCAGCGCGACGAGGCCGGCAATCCGGTCATCCGCAAGGACGCCGAGGGCAACGACGTTGTGGACGCCAACGGCATGAAGGTTCCGGTCATCAACTCTCCGGGTCGCGTAAGTGTCGACCGCGCGCTCGTGTTCCCCGGCTCAGAGACGAAGGTGTTCGACCTCCAGGAGTCAAACCTCAAGAACTACATCGACGTTCTCGGGGAGTTCCTGACGCAGCTCTTCGCGGTCGGCCAGATCCCGCCCCAGTACCTCTTGAGCCGCATGGCGAATCTGTCCGGCGACGCACTCGCCGGTGCCGAGTCGACCCTTGCGGCACTGGTGGCCGATCTTCAGATGTCAATGGGCGAGTCGCTTGAGCACGTCATGCGCCTCGCCAATCGAGCCCGCGGCGAGGCGAACCCAGACCTTTCCTCCGAGGTCATCTGGGCTGACGCCGAGGCGCGTTCGTTCGCGCAGACCATCGACGCCATCACCAAGCTCGTCTCTACTGGCTTCCCGCGCGAGGCAGCCTTCGAGATGATCCCCGGCGCCACGCCTCCCAAGGTCACACGCTGGATGGACATGGTCGACGAGGACATGATGCGCGACCCTGTGAACGCCGCAGTGGCGGAGTCCGTCCGTGCCGCCGACACTCAGCTCGGCGCGTAAGAACCACGCGGTCTCGGCGCTCATCGCGCGCCGAGCCGCACGGGAGGCGCGCAAGGTCGAGAAGCGCGGCGCGAGCGCCGTCGCGGCCGTAGTGGTTGCTCACCAGCTCGCCAACGTTCGCACCTCTGACGCCGCTGTCAGCGAGATGCTCGCCGAGCAGAACATCGAGGTAGCCGCCGAAGCGCTGCTCAACTCCATTGCGTTTACTACGAGCCTCGACGAGATGAGCAAGAAGCTCGAGCAGATCGACATGGACTGGCAGTTCGATCGGCTCGTCGAGTCGCTGGTGCAGGACTCTGCTAGAGCGGCCGAGTCTGTCGCCGTGGCGGTCAGGCCGAACATCAGGCATGTGCGCTTCGTCAGCCCGCCGTGTTGCTCACGGTGTGCGGTCCTCGCCGGCCGGGAGTACCGGTTCAGTGCTGGATTTGAACGTCATCCCGGATGCGATTGCAGCCTGGTTCCCACATCTGTGTCCAGCCCGTACCGCCAAGACCCCGAACAGCTCGTCGCCGACGGACTGGTCCGAGGTCTCTCCAAGGCCGACATGCAGGCCCTTGCTGACGGCGCCGACCTCAATCAGGTCGTAAACGTTCGTCTGCGCAGCGCTGGATTGTGGCAGGCCGGAGAAACCGCGCTCCGTCGCGGTTCGCGACCTACGCCAGCCGGCATCTACGCAAGGGCCGGCGACGACCGAGACCTGGCCGTCTCGCTTCTAGGCCAACACGGCTACATCAGATAGACCACCCGCCGCGCCGCACGACGACGGCGCGGGATCACGGGGCGCATCGTCGGCCTACTCCACTCGGAGGAACGATGTCCAAGCCCAACCCGTTCGCGTACCCCGCGGCGATCACGCTCGACACCCTGCCCAACCTGTTTGCCCACCACGCTTCTCGCTTCGGCGGATGGCGCATGGAGGCCGAGGGTGAGGGCGGTGAAGGTGGCCCCGGCGACGGTGCCCCTGCCGGCGATGCGAAGACCTTCACGCAGGAACAGGTCAACGCCATGCTGGCCGAGCAGAAGCGCAAGTCTGGCGAGAAGTTCGCCGACTACGCAGACCTCAAGGCAAAGGCGGCCAAGCTCGACGAGATCGAAGCTGCCAGCGCCAGCGAACTCGAGAAGGCCGTCAAGGCAGCAACTGCCGAGGCAACGGGGGCCGAACGCGCTCGCGTGTCCGGCATCCTCGCCGCCGCAGAGGCCCGAGCGCAGGCATCCGAGCGGTTCCAGAACCCCGCCACCGCCGTCAAGCTGCTGGACCTATCCAGCGTCGCCGTGACGGACGAGGGCGAGGTCGACGGAGCCGCGGTGAAGGGGCTTTTGGACTCACTGGCCGAATCTGACCCGTACCTGCTCAAGGCCACGAAGCCCGCCGTCCCTACCCCGGGGCAGGCCGGCATCGGCGTGACGGGCGGAGCGCCTACGCCGACGACCCCACAGGGTCGTCTCCGCGCCTCCATCGAGCAGGACATTGCGGCTGGACGCCGCACCTGAACCTCCCGCAGCGCCGCGCTGTCGGGATGACTAGAAAGGAATCATCGTCATGGCAATGACCCTTGCCGACGCAGCGGCGCTGTCCAACAACCAGCGCCTCGCCGGTGTCGTGGAGACGATCAACACCTCCACCACCGTCCTCGACCGCCTTCCGTTCGAGACGATCACCGGTAACGCCTTCGAGTACGACCAGGAGGCCGCGCTTCCCGCTGCTGCCTTCCGCGCCGTGAACGCGGGCTACACCGAGTCGACTGGCACGACCACCAAGGCGACCGAGTCCTTGGTCATCCTCGGTGGCGAGTACGTGGTCGACCGCTTCCTCCAGCAGACGCGCTCCAACCTCGTCGACCTGCTCGCCGAGCAGGCCCGCATGAAGGCCAAGAGCGTGAACGCGAAGTACTCGGACACGTTCATCAACGGCGACACCGCCGTGGACGCGAACAGCTTCAACGGCCTCAAGAAGCGCCTCACTGGCGGTCAGGTGATCTCGATGGGCACCAACGGTGCCGCCATCAACACCGACTCCAGCACCCGGCAGAACTTCTTCGACGCGCTCGACACGCTGATCGGTCTCGTCCCGGGCATCGACGTGTTCTACACGAACGCCGCCGTTCTGGCGAAGTTCCGCTCGGCTGCTCGTCGCGAGACGTTCAGTCAGACCACGGTCGACTCCATCGGCCGCACCGTGGACACCTACAACGGCATCCCGATCGTCGACATCGGCAACAAGGCCGACGGCACGCCGATCATCCCCCAGACCGAGACGCAGGGCGCCTCCAGCGTCGCGTCGTCCATCTACGCCGTGAACTTCACCGACAGCCTCGGTGAGCAGGGCGTGGTCGGTCTGACCAACGGCGGTCTCCAGGTGGACCCGCCGCGCCAGCTCGAGTCCAAGCCCTCGTGGATGGGCCGGATCGAGTTCTACACCGGTCTCGCGCTCCTCGGCGCGAAGCCGGCAGCTCGCCTCACGGGCGTGCTGGCCTCCTGACAACGAACCGAAGGAAGACGCTCATGGCTCAGACCGCCGCTCCCGCTCAGCCGAAGATTGCTCACGAGGAGTTCTGCCTCAAGCGCCCCGAGTACGACGAGGTGCGCATCGAGAGCTACGTCGCTCACGGCGTCGACGGCCAGGGCCACGAGCGTCCCCTTCGCGTTCACCGCTGCATCGAGTGCGGGGCGGCTTCGTACCGCCCTGTCTCGGACTGAACGACTCACCAGAAAGGGAGCCAGTCATGGCCACCAAGAAGGACGACAACAGCAATCTCGAGCACAGCGAGGGTGGCTCCACCACCCGCGACGACGCCCTCGACTCGGGCGTTCCGATGCTTGCCGGCGACCCCTCTGAGCCCACCGGCCCGGAGGACGCGCTGGGCAGTGGCCCCAAGCGCGGTGACTACTCGGACGTCGTCGGCAACAAGCAGCACTACCACTCGGTGCCGAACCCGGACCACGACCCCAGCGACCCCAACTCGCCTCGCTTCGTGCTCGTGCACCAGAACCCCCTCGTTGCCGACCGCGGCGACGAGAAGGGCGTCAAGGGCGGCACTCACCCGCTGTCCGACGAGCTCAAGTAACACCCGGAGACGGAGGGAGGTGCGGCCATGTCGGTGGCGTCCTACGCAGACGTAGAGATCGAGCTCGGCCGCACCCTCTCTGACTCTGAGCGAGCCCAGGTCGAAACCTGGCTGGATCGCGCAGAGCGGCAGATCGTCAAGCGTCTCGGACCTGTCGCCGACTTGGACCAAGGCGCGGTGCTTGACGTCGAAGTCATGGCCGTGGCCGCCAAGACCCTCAACCCCGAGGGCTACGAGTCCGAAGGCGTTGACGACTACCGTTACAAGCTCCCCACTGAGACGCGGCGCGTCACCATCGTTGACGAGTGGTGGGACCTGCTGACACCGGCACCGACAATTGCCAACGGACCATACGTGGTCCCCCTCGGCGGCGCGGATGTGTGGTCGTGAGTCTTGAGACCGTCCTCGCCGCTGGCCAACGAGCAGCCCAGTCGCGGATGAAGGCAAGGGCCACCATCAAGCGCGAGGGTGGCCCGCCCGTGATCGTCGACGGTCTTGAGGTCCCCGGCTGGCAGCAAGTCGCTTCCATCCCCTGCTGGGTCGACGGCGGCAACACGACTCGCACGGTCACTGTCGGCCAGACCGAGGTGCAGGTCGCCACGCGCGTGCTCAAGGTCCCCCACGACACGACTGGCCTGCGCGATGGGGACATTGTTGCGGTCGTCGGCGGCGCTTGTGACGGCCGATTCTTCCGCATCGTCGAGGCGACCATCGCGGACCAGAAGAAGCAGCAGGAGATCCCGGTCTCCGAGGTCCAGAAGCCTGAGGGGTGGTCGGCGTGAAGGTCAGCGTCCATCACACCCTCCGCGACTTCGCCGACGACCAGAAGGACGTCGCCAAGCGCGCCGACCGCGACATGAAGGCGTGTGTCCGCGAGGGTGCACGCGCTGGCAACGAGATCGCGAAGGACTACGCCCGCGAGAAGAACCCGCCCGGTTCGCACTCGTACAAGTACCCGGGCACGTTTGCGGCCGGCGCCGTCCGCGGCTTCCACGGCTTCGGTGGCGCTGCGTACTCCGCGGAGTACGGCCCCCTTGCTCGTGGTCAGGGCATCCTCGCGCCGATCCTCGAGAACGGTGACCGCTCAGAGAACGCCCCGCAGATGAACCTCGCACGTTCGGCTGACCGCATCGGCCCGTCGTTCGCGCAGGAGGCTCGACGCTTGCCGGACAAGTGGTTCTGGACGTGAGCAGCGAGAAGGAGCACCTGGCCGCAGTCCTCGCGCTCATGGGCGGCTCTGCTCGTGGCGCGTACAGCCTGGGCGACCTCAAAGCGCTGGGCACGCTCCCCTCGTCCTATAACGAGGTGCACGTCGTGGAGCGCAACCCCGAGGGTTCCGACCGTGTCGGTTCGCTCTCAGGAGTCCAGCAGTGGCGCGTCCTGATTCGCTCCGTGGCTCAGATCTACGGGAACGCTCAAGAGATGCGTCGGCGCGCGGGAGAACTCCACGGCGCTCAGTTGACCGTGGCGTCCGAGAACTTCTACCCGCGTCGGTCGACCACCGACGATCCCATCGCACCTGACTCCGGCTGGTGGTCAGGAACCAGTGAATTCACCTACTGAGGAGACACCATGCCCGAGTTCATGCGTGTGAAGTGGCGCGACAGCGGCACCGAGCAGAGCATCGCCAAGCCCGTCGACCCGGCCGCGATCGACACCGACGCCTACGAGGTGCTGGACGAGGACGCCGTCGACTACAACGGCCGTGTCCTCGACCCCGTGATCCCCTCAGCCCCCACGCTCGAGGACCGCACCGTCGAGTGGCTCAAGTCCGAGATCGCGAGCCGCAACCAGGGCCGTGACGAGGCCGACCAGATCCCGACGCAGGGCAACAAGCCCGACCTCATCAAGGCCATCGAGGCCGACGACAACAAGGGAAGTGATATCTGATGGCTGCTGGTCTGCGTCCCGATGGGACCAAGGCGTACCGACAGACGAGGATCATCCTCGTCAAGGACGCCACCTATGACCCCAACTCGCCTTCGCTGGCGAAGCTGACGGGTGCTTCGGCGCTCGACGTGACGAACATGTTCTACGAGTCGTCGGCATCTCCGCGTTCGACGACCAACCTGGTGACGGCTCCTCGTCGTGTCGGTGACGGCGCTTCCTACCAGCGCGTGGGCACGTCGCAGGAGGAGATCGGCGAGGTGCGCTACTCGTTCGACCCGCAGGCTGCTGCGCTGTCCAACGGGAAGAAGTGCTTCGAGTTCCTCCCCGAGCTGACCACTGGCTACTACGTGACGATCATGGGCCTTCCGGACAGCGGCACGCTCGCGGTCGGCGCGTTCGCCACCTCGCGGCCGTTCGAGGCCGGCTCGCAGGACGAGGTTCCCGAGGGTGACGGCGAGGCAGCCGAGGTCGCCATCGCGCAGACCCTCGCGGCGACCGGCCCGAAGTCGCTCAACAAGGCCATCGTCACCTGATCCGCGCTGCCCGCCCGCCGGTTCGTCGGGAGCCGGTGGGCGGGCTTGCAGTATCCCGACGCCTCCCGACATCCCGACAGGAGTACCCGTGAGCACCCTCAAGCCCCGCACTGCCACGATCCCGATCTACCAGGGCGACGACACCGAGCGACTGGCCGAACTGCGCATGGCTGTTGCCATCGCCGAGCGTCAGGCGCAGATCGCCTCCAGCGCGCCGCGCCGTGGTGGTGACGACGACCCACAGGCCGCCGTCAACGCCGCACAGGCCGCCTACGACACCTTCGTGGATGAGGCTGCCGAGCGTGCCGTGGAGGTTGTCGTGCGCGCCATCGGCCGGCGTCGCTTCCGTGACCTCGTCGTGGCCCACCCGGCACGCACCGAGAAGAACGACAAGGGCGAGGACGTCACCCACGAGGACGACGTGCGCTACGGCGTCAACGTCGAGACCTTCGCCCCGGCGCTGCTCACCTTCGCCGAGTCGGGCGAGGAAGGCGTGCGGACCATCGTCGGCCCGTCCGAGGTGACCCGCTCCCCCAAGGTGCTTGAGGACTTCCTCGACGACGACGTGACCGAGGGCGACTACGAGAAGATCTTCGAGGTCGCCTACTGGATCAACCGGGCGCCGGGGTCCGACCCAAAAGAGCTTCGCTACTCCCCGAGCATCAGCGCGACCTTCGAGTAGCCAAGAGCCTCGGCCTCACCACGGACCGCTTCTACGCGCTGCCCGAGGCTGAGCAGCAGTGGCAGATCGAGGAGTGGGATCGCGAGCAAGGCAACTGCTCACTCCACGGCGGTCCGCGTGAGCTGTGTGCCGACGAACACCGTGAGTGGTTCCCGCAGCGGACCATCTGCTACGCCTCGATGGAGCGCGCGGCGGCCGAGTGGCGCTACCAGCAGTTGCACGAGAAGCGCGCCTACCACGACGGCACCTTTGAGAAGTGGTCAGACGATCGCTCGGCCGACTTCCCCTACGCCGCCAACGACGGCGTGACCATCTGGGTGTCCGATGTCGACCTCAGCCCGCATGACCACTTCCTCGGCGGCAAGCGTGATTGCCCCGTGTGCTCAGGTGGCGGCGCTGTAGATGACGTACAGGACGACCGCAGCGAGGACGAGTCCTAGCACCACGGGAATCCAGGCAGTGGCCGGCGTCGACCGCGCAGGGATCGTGTCATCCCACTCACTCCCGGTCCAGTAGCGATCAACACCCGGTCGCTCAGGATCCTCGCGCCATCCCGGCTCCGTGAGATCTCTGCGGTTGACCTTCTGCCCCCATTTCGTCATGCGCGCACGTTACGCCGTCGCTCGCAATCCCGACTAGCACTTGAGAGGCGGTGACTGGTGGCCACACGCAGGGAACGCGTCGTCCTTGACCTCGAGTCCAACCTCCCCGCTGGGATGCTGCGCGGCGCTGCGGCCACCGAGATCCTCCGCAAGGAACTCGACCGACTCTCGGGTGTCTCGGTGCAGACCTCGCGGGCCTCGGCGAACATCAGCCGCGACATCGACAAGGTCGACTCGTCGGCGAAGCGCGCTGACCAGTCCATCAACCAGCTCACGGGCCGCCTGCGGCTGTTCGCGGACGCCGCGGCAATTCTCGGACCCGCACTTGCGCCCTTGGGTGGCGTTGCGATTGCTGGCATGGCCGGTCTCGCCTCTCAGATGGGCTTCGCGGCCGTTGCTGGCGGTGTGCTGATCGGCTCTCTCCAGGGTGTCGGTGACGCGCTGGGGAAGATGAACGACGCCCAGCTCGACCCTACGAAGAAGAACCTCGAAGAGGCTGAGGACGCACTCAAGCGCCTGTCGCCGGCCGCCCGAGAGTTTGCCAAGGCTGCGTTCGACCTCAAGCCCGCTCTCGTCGCGATCCGCGACATGGGTGCCGAGGCATTGATGCCCGGCCTCACTGAGTCGCTGGACAGCCTTGAGCGCGTCGGCCCTCGCGTAGCGGCGATCATGACGGCGGTTTCGGGTGCGCTTGGTGAGATTGCTTCCGACTCCGCAGCGTCTCTCGCCTCGGATCGTTGGGCCGGTTTCTTCGAGTTCATCGAGAACGAGGCGCCTCAGGCAATCGCCGAGCTTGCAACGACGGTCGGCTCTTTGACACACGGAATGGCCGAGCTGTGGCAGGCGTTCACTCCGATCAACGACGGGTTCTCGTCGTGGCTGATGGACGTTGCGGCTGGGTTCGACTCTTGGGCAACTGGCCTGTCTGCCACCGAGGGTTTCGCCGAGTTCGTCGACTACATCCGAACGACCGGGCCTCAGGTCGCCGACACGCTCGGCGCACTGGCCAACGCCGTTATCCAGGTCGTGCAAGCGACGGCACCCCTCGGTGGCCCGGTGCTCGCCGCCGTCGAGGCGTTCTCCAATGCCATCGCCGCCATCGCCGATTCCGACCTCGGTACTCCAATCTTCGCTGCGGTCGCCGCGCTGTCCCTGCTCAACCGGACGCTGGCTGTGACCAAGTCGCTTTCCAGTGCGTCCCTGTCGTCAGGACTCTTCTCCGGCCTCGGAACTGCCTCAAAGGGCATCAAGGGGCAGGCGAACTCGATCCGGTCTGACATCGCAGCGATGTCGGACACGATGGTCGCTTTCGGCACGAACACCGAGAAGGCGGGACAGGCCGCCGAGCGGATGAAGAGCCGCCTCGCAAAGGGCGCAGGCTTGGCCGGTTTCGCCGTGGCAGCCACGGGTGCCGCGGACGCGATCGGCCTGACCAACACGACATCCCTTGCACTCATGGGGACGCTAGTGCCGGGTGGCGTCGTCATTGGCGCGGCGGCGGGACTGTTGCTCGACCTGCGCTCCGCTGGCATGGGGGCGACAGCTGCAATTCAAGGCCTCGATGCCGCCGTTCAGTCAGGTGACGTAGGCGTCCTGAGCGAGCAGATCGCCGCAGCCAAGGCCGAGCTTACGGACATCAAGAACCTTGACTTCAACGCGGGCGACATCCTCGACCGTATTGGCTTCTCGGTCGCCGACACCTTCGGTGGCCCGAGCATGGATGATGCGCGCGCCAAGATCGAGGCAAGCGAGCGTGCGCTGTACGAACTGACTCAGGCGCAGAAGCTCTCCGAGGTGCGCGCCAAGGGCGCCGCGCTAGCCCTCCTCCAGCAGACCGGGGCGAACGTTGACCTAGCTAAGTGGTCCGGGAAGACGAAGGAAGAGATCAAGGCTCAGGCTGACGCGATCAACACGATGCGCGAAGAGGCAGACAAGACGGCCCGCTCGTTCGTCGGTCTCGGAGACAGCCTCAACGACGGCAAGGTCTCGCTTGCTCAGTGGATCAAGGACATGGCAAGCACCGCCGACGCTTTGAACAACTTCACCACCAACTCGCAGAAGGCAGCCAGGCTTGGCCTCGAGGACGGTCTCATTCGTTCTTTGCAGGCGGCCGGCGAGGAGGGCGCGCTGCGGATGCGGCAGCTCGCCAACGGCACTCAGGGCGAGATCGAGCGCGCCAACGCCGCGTTCCTCAAGGGCGAGAAGGCGATCGAGCGGTACAACAACTACAAGATCCCTCCGAAAAAAATCACGGCCGACGCGAGCCGCGCCATGCAGTCGTTCCGCGAGGTCGATCAGTACCTCTCGTCCCTCAATGGCAAGACTGCGACGACCTACGTCAACACGGTGCGAACTGTCACCGGACCGCAGGGCGCTGCAGCTTTTAGCCAGCAAGCCTTTGGCGACTTCAAGGATCGCCATCACCCTGAGATCGCTTCGGGCCGGACGATGCGCGTGTGGGCCGAGCCTGAGACTCAGGGCGAGTCCTATATCCCTCACGCCAACGACTCGCGCCGTCCTCGAGCCAAGAGCATCCTGGAGCAGACCGCGGCCATGTTCGGCGGCTCGGTTCAGTGGTTCGCCGAAGGTGGCACTACTGGCAAGAAGGGGAGCAAGCCCAAGGCGTCCGGCGGTGCGTTCGTCTACGACAACACGGCCGCACTGGAGCAGGCGATCGACCGGCTGACGGGCAAGTTCGACCGTCAGAGCGAGATCGCCGAGCGTGACATCAAGTCCCGCGACGAGTGGGCGCAGAAGATGGCCGACGTCGCACAGGCGACGGTCGCTGGCTTCAACACAGGACTGTTCGAGAAGTCGTCGAACCCGTGGGCTGCCGGCGCAACGGGTGGCGCGCTCGGGAACGTGAACCGTGACATTGCGGGACTCCAGCAGCGCGGCGCCATCCAGCAGCAGCTCGCAGCCATGGGCATCACGGGCAACGCGCTCGCCACGATCCTGGCCGAGGGCGACAACCAGCAGATTTCTGCGCTGATCGCGAGCGGTCAGGCTCAGGCCACGGCTGCGGCGATCGACCAGCGGTCCGCGTTGCAGGCATCGGTCGGTGCGGCCGGTGGTCAGGCTGCGTTCGGTCAGCAGTTCGCCTACGCCTCCCAGCGCGCTGACGCCACTCTCGCAGAGGCGCAGCAGACCAACGCCCAGCTTGCCGGTGTCAACGGTCGGCTCGAGCGCGTGGAGAAGGCCATCGCCGCAGCCTCCGACCGCACGGGAGATCGAGTGGCTGGCGCGGTCTCTGGCCCTGCAACCCGCGCCGTGAAGTCCAACGCGAACGGAAAGCCGGTTAAGCCTCGATGACGATCAACCCCGGCCACGGCATCACTCTCGGCGGCCTTGTGCTGGTCGAGGACGGCCAGCCCTACGAGCACGCGGAGGGCTTCACCACGGAGGTCTCTGCGGACGGCACGACGTGGGGCAACCCTGACGTGGTGGTCGCGCAGATCATCTCGGCGCTCAGTGCTGGTGACCTCGTGCGTGAGACCCACGTCGGCAACCGCGAGCCGGTGCTGCACGTGCGCATCACGGGCGCGACGGCGAACGACCTGGCGTTGGGCGAGAAGGCGTTGGCTGCGGAGATGGGCAAGCCGATCGAGCTTGTCTGGCAGCCCCCGGACGTCTTCGCGCCGCCGACGGTGTTCGACGTCCTGCACGCGCGGATGGACTGGGAGTTCGACGATCTGTCGGAGCTTCGCGTCGAGCGCGCGTACATCGTCACCATGACGGCTCTCCCGCGGGGCCGTGGTGACACGCTGATCTCCACGCCGGCCATCAGCGCGGTTGCGCCCTCGGTCGTCGACAGCGGGTCGTCGACCACCAATTGGGCGGCGCTCGGCCCTGCTGGTGCCACCCTCTCGGTCGTCTCGGGTGCGGTGCGGCTGACGTACAACGGCGCGCTCCCCTATGGCTTCTTCTCGGGTGCCGAGCTCCAGCGCACGGCGGCGATCTCGACGAGCACGGACAAGTACCTCGGGCTGGACTGGAAGACCTCGGCTCCCGGCATTGCGATCAACGTCGCCATCAACAGCGGCTCGATCGGCCTGACGGAGGTTCGTCGCGAGCCCGCGCCGACCGCCAGCTTCTCGCGGTCGTGGTTCAAGGTTCCCGACGCGGTGACATCGATTACTGACTTCCGGTTCTACGTCAGGCACGCCGCGGCTGCCGGCACCCAGACGTTCGAGGTAGACCAGGTTCTCAAGGCCAACGCGCTTCCCGCATCGGGCACCACGCGGGAGAAGAACTCGGTCATCGTCCCTAAGGGCTCGGTCCCCACTGAGGGAAACGTGCTGGTCCAGCACGAGACCGGTGGCCTCGGCGTTGTCTCGGTGTTCTCGCATCAGGCTGGAAGCGGCTACAACCCATCGATGCGTCCGTGGACCATCATCTCGGATACGCCCACCACCGACTCCACCACTGTCTCCGGCGCACGGCAGACGTTGACCGGCCTGACTCGCTACGCGGTCCCGGTCGCCTCCATCCCTGAGGGCGACGTGCACCTGTGGGCGCGGCTGCGTACGACCTCTGGCACGGGCAACGCGCTGATCAACTACGCCGCTCGGTCCCTCATGGCCGGCGTCTCGGTCGGCGACGAACAGGCTGGCGGCACCTACGTCAATCTGCCGACGCTCAACGCCTGGGTCATGGCCCCGATTGCACGCCTGACGCTGCCAACCAGCCGCATCGGTCCTTCTGGTTTCATCTACGTCGACCTCCAGCGCGACTTCACCTCGTCGGGCCTTACGGTCGAGATCGACCAGGGATGGCTTTACGCGATGGACAAGGGCCAGCTCACCGTTGTCGACTGCGGCACCGGCACCCCTGCGGTCGGAACTGTGCACAACCGCCTGCGCATCACGGCGCCGTCGCTCGAGGCTCCCACGGGCGCGATCGAGGTCGCTACGCAAGCCGACTGGTCGGACGCCTACACCCCAACCTTTGACAAGATTCTCTGCGACCAGCGCAGCCACCAGTTCGACCCGAACGGCGGCTCGATGGTGCTCACGGTCACGACGGTGGCCGACGCCAACACGTCGTTTGAGCACTACCCGCGTGCACACTCCAACGTCGGGGATTTCTGATGCTGTCGGTCCGCATCGGCAGCCGCGACATCCGCGACCTGGGCATGGGTGGGCACAGTCCCGTCACCGTCAAGTACGGTCGCCACGGCTCCGAAGAGGCGTCGTGGCAGATGGAGCCCAATCGCTCACACCCGCTCGTCGTGGGCAACGCCTCAGTGAGCGTGTGGTGCGGCGGCTTCCGGATCTGGGTCGGAACCCTGGTTGAGCCGGCGGGCGATGGGAACTTCTCGGCCCGCGGGTTGTGGCGGCAGGGCGAGCGTGTCTACCCGATGGACGCGGCGGGGAACATCGTCACGATCATCGACACTGCGGTCATCGCTTCGGTGAACACCCGCCAAGAGTTGACGTGGGGCCTGCCCTTCTCGATCTCGGGTACTCCGTGGGCCGACTTCGGCACTCCGTCGGAGATGACTCTGATCGAACTGCTGGACGGCTACGCGGCTGAGAACGGCCTGAACTGGTACATCAGTGCCCACGACCGGGGTCTCTACATGGAGGCCCTGCCTTCGACTCCGCAGTGGGTCGTCCCCAATGCTGTTGTCGGTCGCGGCCTGACTCCCGCGGAGGACGAGTTCTACACCCACTTGGCGGGCCGCTACCTCGACGGCAGCGGCAACTACCAGACCGAGATCGTCGGGTCCGCGGAGGCTGCGACTGTCTTTGGTCGTCGAACCAAGCTGGTGGATCTGACCGACATCGGCAACACGACGAACACTCGTGCCGCTTCGGTCCTCCAGGGAATGCTCCTCAAGTCGGGCGCACGCATGGGTTGGGGTGAGGGCCTCGAGCTCGCGCACGGCCAGATCACCACGCCGGGCGGTCGAGCCGCAACGCTCAACCAAATCCAGTCGCTCCAGATGGTGCGCCTGTGCGGAACGGTCGACATGTCCCGCCCCCGTCTGCTGCGCAGCAACACCGACGTCGTGCTCGAGACTGTCACCTACACCGACCAGTCGGAGAAGATCACGGCCACCCCGTTCGGCTACGCGCCCCGCAGTTTCGAGGACGCGTGGAACGAGGCCCTCGCTACTGCCTGATGGAGCGACCTGCCTGCTCTGCCCACGCGACGACATCCTGGCGAATCCAGATGCGGCCAACACTCAACACGGCGACTGGCTTCGGGAACGTCGGCCCTGCGGCCAACTGGGTGACGCGCTGACGACTGACACCGAGCATGTCGGCGATCTCCTTTGATGCAACTAGTTCGGGAACACTAGGCACTTGACTAGACAGGGGCTTAGGCATGTGCCTAGTATAGGCACATGCCTAGCACGAACCGCACCGCGACTCTCCTGCACCTGGCCCTCATGCCGGTGCTCGCAGTCGCCTTCTCCATCTTCGCCGCGACCCTTCCGGCAACAGGTGGCTGGGTCACGAACGGCGCGATCGGGGCCGAGGAGCACCAGCGCACCGCCGCCAGCAAGCCCGCCAACGAGTGGACCACCAAGGCGCTGCGTGAGGCTGGGTTCCGTGGCTGCGTGGCGCTCGAAGCACCTGAGGACATGACGTCCTTCCCGGTCGCACACGTCGTGCGCCTCCCTGTCGCCGAGGGTTGGGACTGGGTCCGGATGCCCGCCGCCGAGGTCGCCGCCCGCACCGAAGCGTTCGGCGGCACGGCCACGACGGCCGACGACGTGAAGCTGGTCGGCAACTGCTACTGAGGCGCGACAGGCGAGGTTGCCGCACCCATGATCTCGCCACCGACGATCTTGCGCGCCTCATCCAGCGTCGCAGTGTCGGGCGCCTCGATCACGAACCCTTCGCCCACGAGGACGTTGGTGAAGTTGGTCGCCGCGTTCACGTAGGCATCACGCTCACCGGCATCCATGAATGACCGGATGCTGAGGCGAGAACCTTCAAAGTCACACGCCACCGCGTAATCGTCGCCGTCACCGCCAGTGCAGCCCAGCTCGCCAGCCAAGTCAGGCGCGGTGCGAGTGGCGGGCTCGTGACCACAACCGGTCAGCACGACGGCCAGCAAAAGCGCGGCGAGGAACCTCATGACACTCGATCCTAGTTCGTGCTTGAGAGTGACGCCCCCGCCGGCCGCATCGACCGACGAGGGCTAGCCCCGCGACAAGGCGGCCACCTAGCCGCGGGGATGCCTGACCGTACCGCCGCCCGACTCTCCAACGCATCGGGAGAACTACCTATCCAGGGGGCAACACATGGCAGTCATCGCAGCCCCGATCTCGGAGGGGTGACATGTCCTCAAAGGCAATGACGGCGCTCGCGTTCCTCATCGCTGGTCTCATCGGCATCGTCATCGTTGTCGGTCTCGCACAGAAGATCCTCGACGCCACTGGCGTCGTCCTGGCCCTGTCCACCGTGCTGACCGGCCTCGTGGCTGGCGTCGCGATGAGGGACAGGACCAAACCCCCCTCGGGCGGTGACTCGGAATGACGTATCTGCTCGTCGCTGTCGCGGGTCTCGTGATCGGCTTCCTTGCCGGGATCGTGTTCGACGACGCGCTCGACCTGTACCGCTCCTCTCGGAAGGAACGACCCGTGTCACCCACTCGGAACCACACCCTCAACAGGTGGCTCCTGACCATCGCCATCGTCGCCAACGGCGCGACGGCGGGGTTCCTGATCTACCAGCGCGCCGAGTCGGCCGAGTTCACCCGCTGCACCGCGGAGTGGCAGGGCGACTTCGCGCAGGTCTACGCCGCCCGTTCCAACGCCGTGGCCTCCTCGCAGGAGGCCCTCGACCGCCTGTTGAACGCGGTGTCGAAGTCCGACCGGGAAGAGTTCCGGGCGGCGCTCGAGAACTACCAGACCTTGCGCCGCGACCAGATCGCCGAGCGGAAGGCGAACCCGCTGCCCGAGCTCCCTGAGACTGCCTGTGGAGATTCGAAGTGACCGCCGAGATGTGGGACTGGCTCAGGTGGGCCAACGTCTTCCTGTCGGGGCTGGCCGTCGTGCTGCTTACGATGGGTGCCGTGGCTCGTTGGGGTCACATGCCGAAGCGCTTCAAGCGGATGACGCCGTGGGTGATCGGCACCTACGTCATCATCGCGTACGGGTCGGGCGAGGCTCTTGCTTCTGACGTCGCTCCCGGCCTTCGGGTGGCGCTGATGCTGGTCGCCCTCTGCGGCCTCGTCGTGGCTCTCGTGTGGCGCATGGGTGACCACGACTACAGCGAGTGATCCTGCGCCTCCGCCGACTGCTCGCCCGCGCCATCAACCACCTCTCGGGTCGCTGATTCTTCATTCCGCTCGGATGAAGTCTGCCGCTTCACGCCCGGAGGTCGTCATGCAGCGCCCACTCTCGCGCCAGCCCTCGTGCCGCTACTGCGATCACGAGGAGCACGTCTTCTCGCGCTGCCTCGCTGACCTCGACGGCGCCATGTGCCCGTGCCCGCCACATCGCCCACCCGGCCAGTACGACTAGGAGCCCGACATGCCCAGCGATCCTTACGAGCGCATCGTCGTCGATGGCAAGGTGCTCGACGCCCTCACTCTCGGCGCCATCAAGCGCGCTGAGGCGATCCTCGGCCGCAAGATCCCCATCGTCCAGGGCTCCTACAACGCGGGTGGTGTCGCGGCTTCGGCCGGCACGCACGATTTCGGCGGCGTGTTCGACACGATCGCCGGCGGCCACGACGACGCAGTCAAGGCGCTGCGTGCGGTCGGGTTCGCTGCGTGGTATCGCCCGACGCTCCCCGGCGTGTGGTCGGCCCACTGCCACGCGGTGCTGATCGGTCACGGCCGTCTCGCCCCTGCCGCCGCTCGTCAGGTGCAGGCGTACCTCGCGCGGCGCGACGGGCTCGTGTCCAACGCCATCGACTCTGACCCGGGGTGGACGAACACGGCGCGGTACACGGTGCAGGCGTTCCATGCTGACGTCGAGCGTGGGAAGTTGGATGCGCGTGAGGCCAAGAAGCTCGGCAAGGTCAAGACGCTGTGGAAGCAGATCAAGGCCATCCGCAAGCGTCGGAAGTTCCTGGCGAAGCGATGAGCGCGCGTCAGTTCTACCTCACCGTCGTCGGCGTGAACTGGGGCCGCGGCTACGAGCCGGGCGTCTTCATGCGGAACGTCCGCAACGTGATGGCCAAGGTCGATGACCACCAGCACTACGTCATCCTCCCGCAGGAACTCGACGAGGAGCCCGACCCCGCGCACGAGCACGATCGGCTGGCGTCAGCGCTGGAGCCGGGCACTCGGAAGGTCTACTGGCCGACCCGTGAGCCGATCATCCTGTCGCCGGGCTTCAAGGTGACGAAGCGCAAGCGGGTGAAGATCATGGGCTCGGGTCTGGAGATCGGCGCGGCGAAGGGCACGGGGCCGGCGCGTCACATCTCCACGTGTGTCGCCGAGCTCAAGGGCATCGAGTTGTTCTTCGGCAACTGGCACCCGCATCGCAGCGGCTTGAATGCGAAGGTCGACGAGGCTCGCGACTCGGGGGCCGTGATCGCTGGCGAGACGCTGCGGTCGATGTTCTGCCACGACGGCGGTACGTCGGGCATCTACGCATGCGACTACAACGCTCGCCGGATGCCGAGGATGGTGCCGGGCGAGAAGGTCGCCCACCACCAGGGCCTCGACCACATGCGCTTCGTGGAGAACGAGCAGGGTGCGCGGCTGGAGTTGAAGGACCACGGCTCCCTTGAGGGCACTATCGACAACCACGACCCGATCTGGGCTCGGTTCAGGGTGAGCGCTCGCTAGGGTCGCCACTGCTCGCGACGGGGCGTCAGGTCCAGTGGATAGACGTGCTCGTGCTCACCACGATCTAGCAGGCAGCGCCATACGTAGCCGTCACCGTCGCGCACGGTCGCCGAACACCGGTCGACGTCTCCTGTGCTCACGGTCGCCACTCCTCGCGGTAGTCCGGGTGGTCTGCGTAAGGCAGGGCGAGAAGTCGAATGATCGGATCGTGACCACCCCACCGCTTCACGATCAGGCGCTTGGCCTCGCATTCAGCCACCACGCGATCGGGCTGGATCTCAACCGATCCGCGCGGGCCGTGGTCGCAAACGCCTGCCCGCCCCGATCGCAGGCTCGTCCAGATAGACGAGCGACTAGAAGGATCAGAGGCTCCCGCCACTCGCGCCACGTCCGCGTCCTCCGCGACCCGGGCTAGCAGGAAGTCGGTCAGGTCGCTCATCAGTCGGTCCCCTTCGGCCAGTCGCGGAGTTCTAGGCAGATCACGCAGATGTCTACGCCCGGGGTGTTGGAGTAGTCCCAGTGGTGCTCGTGGTCGTTCACTTCACCGCCTCCCGCTTCCACCGCTGCAACGTGTTGGTGCTGAGACCCATCAATCGAGCGACCTCGCGGAACGAGGACTTGGCAACCATCTCGACGGCGAGCAGTTGGAACCTGCCCTCGGCCACTTTCGCCTCGCGCAGTGCGGCGAACAACTGCCGCTCATCTTCTTGGGACAACTGCCCCCGCTGTGTCATCTGCATAGTCTGACTGTATCTCATATCGCCACAGTTCCGTAGCGCCCCACGCCACATCCGGAGGAACCGCCATGACCCGCCTGCTCGCCGCCACCATCGCCGCACTCGCCCTGACCGCCAGCCTCGCCGCCCCCGCGTCGGCTGACATCACCTGGGGTCGCAGTGGCCCTGCCCAGACCCGGGACATCACGTGGGGGTGAACCGGACCGGCCTGCACCACTCGCTGCCGGTCGCATGGTTCGCCCTCTCTTGCCTGATCGCCGACCTCACCCACCACCGACCCACCAGGAGAATCCCGTGAACAAGGCATACGCCCTCGCTGTCCTCGAGCGTGCCGTGAAGACCGCCGCCCAAGCCGCGCTCCTCGTCTTCGGCGCCGACCAGGTCAACGCCATGAACGCCTCGTGGGCTGACGCTGGCGGGTTCGCTGCTGGCGGTTTCGTCCTGTCCATCCTCACGTCGCTCGCCACCTCGGGCTTCGGCGGCAACGGCCCGTCCGCCACCACCGAGACTGTCGAGGGGAACTGACATGGCGCTCACCATCTCTGCCGCTGCTGCTCAGGCCATGGGCGCGGCACTCGCAACCGACATCGGGTCGGCTGCCACCATCGAGATCCGCACCGGCACCAAGCCCGCCACCCCCGAGACCGCCGCGTCGGGCACCCTGCTCGCCACGGTGACCATCTCGGGGTCGTTCACGTCGACGAGTGGCGCGCTCACTGCTGCCGACCCCGCGTCGGTGACCGTGGCCGCGTCGGGTACCGCTGGTCACTTCCGCGTGAAGACCTCGGGTGGCACCGCGAAGATCGACGGCACCGTGGGTACGTCGGGTGCGGACATGAACCTGTCCACCACCGCGCTCGTTGCGGGCGGAACCGTCGACCTCGGCGTCCCCACGTTCACCATCCCGACGTCCTGATCCTGCCCTGATCGCCGGCCCGAGCAGGAGGTAAGCCGTGGCGACCCCTCCTACTCGTGTCTCATACGTCATTCCCGCGTCGGGCAACTTCTCCACCACAGGCGCCAGCAAGGTCACGGCGGCCTTCGACGTGCAAGCAGGCGACCTCATCGTTGTCATGGGGTCGATGGCCAACGCGAACACCTACGTCGCCGGCAACCCAAGCGCGTCAGGCGGATCGGTTACTTGGACGGCGCGTGCGCAAGCGGGAACATCAGGGACCAACAACTCGGGCGCTTGGATCTGGACCGGGGCAGTTGGTGCCACCGCGACGGGCATTACGGTCACGCTCAACCGTCCCACCGCGACCAACGACTACTGGGGCTTCTCTGCCACCGTCTGGCGCAACCACGGCGGCGTCGGATCGATCTTCAATGGCACCAACGGCACCGGATCCTCAGCCCCCGCGGTTGCCGCGACCTGCTCGGCCAACAGCGCAGTCCAGTGCCAGATCAACGACTGGAACGCGGTCACTTCGGCGCGCACCTGGCGAACCATCAACGGCTCGGCAGAGTCGGAGTCCACCTACGTCGCGGTGGCCGGACAGCACACCGTTTACGGCGGATATCGGACCGACACGGGGGCTGCCGGATCGATCACCCAAGGGCTCACCGCGCCCACGAACCTGCGGTGGGTGCTTGTCGGCGTCGAGATCCTCGGCACGTCCGCGAGTGGGACCACTGGCACACTCTCGGCCAGCGTCCCGCGCGTCACCGCGAGCATCTCTGGGACTGTCGCAGCTCCGTCCTACACAGGGACCCTGTCGACCAGCGCGCCACGGGTGTCGGCGAGCATCACGGGCACCGCCGCTGGGCCGTCGTACACGGGCACCCTGTCGGCATCGGCACCGCGCGCGACGGGCTCTCTCGCTGGAACCGTCACCGCCCCGTCGTACACCGGCAGCCTCGCCGCAGCCACACCACTCTTCACCGGATCACTGGCAGGCACCGCTGCCGTCCCCACCTACACGGGCACGGTCAACGCCACCACGCCGACCGTCACGGGCAGCATCGCAGGGACGTTCACCGCGGCCCCCGGCTACACGGGCACCCTCTCCGCAGCGACCCCCGCCACCACTGGGGCGCTCGCTGGCACGGCCACGCCGCCCACCTACAGCGGTGCCATCTCGGCCACTACGCCCAAGGTCACGGGCAGTGCGTCCGGCACCGCGACCCCGCCCACATATGCGGGCACGCTCTCGGCTGCCGTTCCGCCCACCCGCTCCACCATCAGCGGCACCGTCACCACGCCAGCAGGCGCAGCGACGCTCTCGGGCACCGTCCCGCTCGTCACGGCGTCGATGTCTGGCACGTTCACCGCACCCGTGTGGACGGGCACGCTCTCGGCTCAGGTCGCACGCCTGTCCGCCTCGATGCTCGGCACCGCGTCCGGCCCCGTGTATGTCGGCACTCTCGGCGCGCCGCTCCCGAAGATCACCGGCAGCCTGTCGGGAACGGCCACACCGCCCACAGCGACCGGCTCCCTGCTCGCCAGCCTCCCACTCGTCACCGGCTCCCTGTCGGGTTCAGCGCAGGACGGACCGGCGACCAACTTCGAGGGCCGCATCCTCCGCGCCACCATCTCCATCCCGGCCGCATCCGGGTTCATCGCCGCGCCGTCCTCAACGGGCGAGATCACCGAGGCCCGCGCATCGGCCCGCCTGTCCATTCTTCGTGCCACGGGAGTCATCACATGAAGTTCGACGCCGGAACCCGCACCCGCCTCATCGCCACCATGACGCTCGACTTCGATCCCACGGGCTCCACGGTGGAGGTCAAGGTCGACTCCACCTGGCATCCGGCGAGCTGGCAGGACGCGGCCGTGCAGTCGGGTGGCAAGTGGACGCAGGCCGCACGGTCGACGGGCTACTTCGCAGGACCCGAAGCGACCGCCGATGGGGCCACCGTGCTCGCCGCTGGCCGTCACGCCACCCAGACCCGCGTCACCTCGGGCACGGACGTGATCGTGGCTGACTCCACGCCCATCGACGTCTCCTGATCCCGCACAGCCTGACCACGACCTGAGGAGCACCCCTTGGCCGAGTACTCGCTCAATGGAGACGTCGCGACACTGACCGGAGCCGACCCCGACGCCAACGACCCGGCAGCCCTGTGGATCGAGGCGTCCCAGCCGATCTTCACCATCGGCTCCACTGGCAGGCTCGGCGGGAAGGTACGCATCCCGCTCAACAGCGACGGGACGTTCACGCGCGACGACCTGCCCGAGACTGCCGCCGGGGTTGCGCCGCTGTACCGGCTCAACGTCGACTCCCGCAGCCTGAGGCTCGCCGGCAACATGCGCGGGATCACCACCAAGTGGTTCCCGCTGACTGCCGACCGTGACCTCGAGTGGGTGGTCGACAACTACGTGGACGTGGTCGCCATCACGCCCGAGGTTGCGGCGAACGTGGGGGCGGCTGCTGCGTTGGGTGCGACCAACGACACGGCGACGGCATCGTTCGTGGCGAACCCGGCTTCGGCTACGACAGCCGCACTATCGGTCAACTTCGCACCTGTCTACACGCCCGAGAAGTACGGAGCCGTGGGTGACGGAGTAGCCGACGACACCTCGGCTGTCCTCGCAGCCTTCGCTGCGGCTAACGCCGAGAAGCGCGTCAATGGCACCTACGCCGACCCCGGGGCACGGGTCGTGATGAAGCGCCGCTACAAGCTCACCACGCTCGCAGCGCCCATCCCCGTCATGTGCCACCTCCAGGCTTCCGGAGCCGAGGTGCTCGCCCCAGCCGGGTACACCGGCACGGTCATGGCGGTCGGTCATGAAACTTCCGGGTCCGTCCTCCAGAACGCCGAGGTCGAGACCCCATCGGTCACCGGAGTGACCTCTGCCACGATGGGCGACCTGCCCGCTGGTTCGACCGGCGTCACCATCCGAAACCTTTATACTTCCCGCGTCCGCGTCGGCAAGATCATCCACTTCGAGACCGGCCTCAGAGTTGGCGGGCAGAGCTGGGGTGTTGCCTACAACGAGATCGGCTGGCGCACCATCTCATATGCCAAGGTCTGCGTGTCAGTGAAGCCCCTCGACGCTGGCGGGTGGAGCAATCAGAACACCTTCATCGCAGGGTCTTGCACCGGGTCTTCGACGTGGGCCGGCGGGCGACGTGCGAGCGGCACTCGCGCCCTGCTGCTCGACGGCTCCGGCTCCAACACCGTCACCGGAAACACGTTCCTCGGCTGCTCGTTCGAGTCCGACACCTTCGAGCACGTCATCGAGGTCAAGAACGGCTACCAGAACGTGTGGCTAGGCTGTCGACACGAGCAGGGCATCGCCGCCGCCGACACCACCGTCTCCGGTGACACGTTCACCGCCACCGCCCACCCCCTCGCCGTCGGCGAGATGGTGTTCCTCACGGGCACGACCGCCCCCACGGGGACGTTCTTCGACCGCCCGTACTACGTGGTGGCCACGACGACGAACACCTTCAAGATCTCCTTGAAGCGTGGCGGGACGGCTATTACCACCACCTCATCGGGCACCAGTGTCAAGTACCTCCGCCCGCAGAGGGTCCGGTTCGAGAACGCCACCGACAACGTGATCCGCAACCCGATGACCCCCGTCACCTGGCTTGAAGTCGTGGAGTCCGGGACGGCGGCTGCCACCGCCGGCAACATGATCCGCTACGCACAGGGTGAGACCCGGGACGCCTACATCCCCGGATCCTGGCCGCTCAACCGTGCCCGCAACAGGTACTCGAGCGGGACGAACCGGCCTCTCTGGGCTGCCTACCCCTCCACTGCCAACCCGTACGAAGACCCCGAGGGTTGGACTGCCGCCCTGTCTGACAAGGGCCTCCACTTCGGGAACAGCGGCGCCGAGACGGCCTGGCTCGGAGCAACCAGCACGGGCGCGCTCACCCACCAGCGACCGGCCGACGCAACCTCTGGCGTCACCTACGACATTCCGTCGTGGCGACGCATCGGAGCTGGCACCACCTTGGCGTCCGGCACGACGTACAACACCAACACGCGGACGACCGGAACCGCTTCCCTCACAGGAACCTCGGTCGGCGACTACGTGGTGTGGTCCACGACGACCGGCCTCCCGCCGCGGGGGCTCACTATCTCAGCGCAGGTGACCTCGACGGGCACCATCACCTACGCCATCGACAACAACACCGGGTCGAACATCACCCTCGCCTCCGACGTAACGCTGTTCTTCGCGGCTGCGCGTCGGTTCCTCTGACCTGCTGCCGCGGGATAGCGACTGCCCCCCACCCGCCTCGGCGAGTGGGGGCTTTCGTCATTGTCGGACCCCGCGCCTACCGTGGGCACATGCTCAAGGGCCACGGGTGACCTTCTCTGAACCAAGTGCATGGTCGGTTGCACTGTCGTGTGTCAATTGGTGTGTCACCTGCTAGTGTAAAACACCTTCCTGAGCGTAGGGCGGGTGGGGCTCGAACCCACGACCCAAGGATTATGAGTCCTCAGGCACGAAGCCCTTCCGCCCCTTAATTACGGTCAGGCCGCGGACGTTCACGTAGTAGGCCTGAACGCCGAGGATGGATGCCGGGTTGGCCCCGTTGCGCCACCACCACCACATCAAACTTCGCCGCGCCGCGCCCTCGGAACTATTGCACGGACGACACAGCCACCCGCGGGTGAATCCCGTGGCGTGGTCGTGGTCCTCAACCAACGCGCGACCCTCGATCCCACATGCCGCACACCTACCCCGCTGCCAAGCCCGCATGGCCGCCTTCGTGGGCTCCGGGAGTCCGGGGACATCCCACAGCAGGCACTCCGGGAGTCCGGGGATCGTGGGCTGGCGTCGCAACTCAGGCACTCAGCTTGAGGATCGCGTCCCGCTCTTCGTCGGTGACAACGGCGAGGTAGCCGGCGGTCGTGTCCAACGAGGCGTGCCGCATGAGCCGCTGGAGGACACGCACGTTGACGCCTTGGCGCAGGAGGTTGGTGCCGTAGGTGTGACGGCACCTGTGGATCGAGCCAGAGATGCCCAGCGACCGGAACAACCTGCCGACCGTGAGGCTGATCTGCTGTCCGCGCACGTGACCATCCTCGCCCCCGGGGAACCAGTAACCCGTCGCGGGATAGCGGCTCGCCATCTCCGCGAGGTCAGGGTGGCAGGCGATCGTGGCTTCCTTGTCGCCCTTGCCGACCACGTAGATGCCCTCGCTAGTGAAGTCCTCCCCGCGGAGCTTGGCGATCTCGAACGCACGCAGGCCGGAGAGCAGGGCGATGAGGATCCAGTCACGCACCTCACCCTCGACCACCGACAGGACACGTGTCTGCTCGGAGAGCGTCAGCGGCTTGGGCGACTTGCTCGGAGGCTTGGAGCGGCGCACGCCATCCATGGGCGAGGTCTCGAGCCGCCCAGCCGCCACGAGGAAGGCGCAGAAGTCCGTCAGGTGGTTGTAGTAGGTCGAGGTCGTCCACTTCTTGCGCTCGTTGCCGTTCGCGTCAGTGGCCAGGAACTGCTCGATGTTGCCGCGCGTGAATCCCTCCACGCCCCACGCCAGAAGTCGGGACCGGGCGAGGGTGAGCCGCGCCTTGATGGTCGTCGGACGTGCCTGCCATGACCGCAGGTAGGTGGCGTATTGGTCGAGCAGGTCTTCCAT